TTGTGCTGCTTTACGCTCCTCGTGGCCGCGTCCTGCCAGATAGTGCGCGGGCCTTCGCCCATCGCCCCGCGATCGCGCGAGCCGAACTGATGCACGGCGGCGTACACAAGGTTTGTGCCAATGGTGACCTGGCCAGGTCCCGCTTCGGAGTGGATGGAGTTGAAGAGCCGGCCTGTGCGCCCAATCAGCAGCTTGTGCCTAGCGCCGTAGAATTTCGGGTCGCTGCGGATTGTCGATGGCGCGAGTGGCCTCCATGATCCGGCCGGAGAGCCTTTGCCGCGAAACGTGCGCGCGACCGAACCCATCATATAAAGGCCGATGGAGCGCATCAGTGGCTCGTCACCGCCGAGCGACAAGCGCAGCTTGCCCAACCCCACGCGGAGGTTGCTGTCGTCGATCTTGATGACATCCACGGCCATGGCTTAAACAAACCCTTCCAGATTGCGGTCGCTGAAGGCCAGATGCCGATCCTTCCGGCTGATGGTGGGGCCGCCCAGCGATGTCTGCGGCGTATCGCCCGATGGCTGGTCGAGCGATGCCCTGGCAGCGCCCACATCTTTCAAGAACGAAATGGCCTGATTAAACCGCGCCAGCACTGTCTCGCCCACATTGGTTTCGCGGCGCCGGCTGAAGAGTAGATACACGGCGATGTCGAGCGTGAGGCCTACCACGTCGTCGCTGGTTTGCAACGGCGTGGCATAGCGGTTGCGGCAGTAGCTGTCCACGCGGCCCGATGCTTCTTCAAGCGCGGCCGCAACGGTGGCCGTGTTGATATCGCCAGTGTCGGCGTCGTCCGTCAGATCGATCAGATCCTGATTGGTCAGGCGGAGAGGCGTCAACTGTGCTTGGGTCGCGTAGGCCATGGACACCCGGTGAAACAGTGAAGAAGTGAATAAGTGAAAAGGTGAACGGCGAAGCCCTACTTGACGGGCAGGACAACCTTGGACTTGAGCAGCGGCGCGGCGTGCTCGTCGCTGAGCAGTACGGTTTCGCCGCGGCGGAAGAGCTTGCCCGCCTTGGGTGTGTCGGCGTCGCTGTGGTGCAGGTTGGAGAGCACCATATATTTGCCCTTCGTTGGCTTGGTTGCGGTTGCGGTTCCGGTTGCCATCGTTTCTCTCCCTGGTGTGGATTTCTAAAGAAGGGGCGCGCCGGTTAAGAACGCGCCCCCGGTTGGTTCATCGTGTTGCTATGGTTTAGCCCTCGATGTCGCCAGGGATGGTACCCATGGTGAAGTTCGCGCTGGAGACGGCGGCAAGGATCGGGATGCCGGTTTCCTGCGCGGTGACTTCGAGCCCGTAGTACCAATCCACCGACTGCACATACGTCTTGGTGTCGAGATCCGGATCAAGGAATTCCAGCACTCCGTAGCCGTCGATGGTTCCCGGAGGTCCAGGCATCCCAGATCCCGCATCGCCCGCGCCAGGCCCCTTGCCGCCGGCCCACACAAACGTCTTGCCGCAGCTCACATCCTCGCGATCCGAGGTCGGCTTGCTGTAGCCCAGAAACGCGCTGTAGCCCCAAATCCACGAGGCCACGTTGTCTTGATTCATGGTGAGGGCGCTGGCCAGTACGCACTTGACGCCGAAAGCGGAGGTCAACTGCGCCAGGCTGATATTGCCGGCGGCGTTGGTGTACTTGAACCGCTCGACGATGTCGGGATGGTTGATGAGCGCCTGGTAAACCGGATCGCTCAAAATCAGCACCATCTCGGTATCCTGCACCGCCGCCTGGCGAAGGATGGCCTTGTAGGTACCCACTGCCACGATGGGATGCGAGGTGACAGTGGCTTCGGTGTCATCAGCCGGCGTGGTCAGATAGCTGTCCCACTGCGCGCCGCCGCTGAGCGTAACGCCATTGGGGAAGTTCGATGTGGAGAGCGCCATGGTGGCGATCTCCGACTCCCGCGCTCTCCGTATGCGGCCGATCAGATCGCCGGTCAAGTGCTGCTTTGTGCTGAAGCCAAGGCCCAGGCCGTAAGCCTCGGACTCGAACGGCACCTTGCCCTTGAGCGCGTGCGACCGGCAGAAGTAAGTGCTGGTCGAGTAGGACCGGCGAATCTCGGTTGCGTGGCCGCCCGGAGCGCGAAGCGTGGATCCGGGGACGCGCAGGTTGTCGCGGTTCCAGATCAGGTACTGATAGCTCTGGCGATCCACCGGAACCTTCGGAAAGATGAGGTCGCCCACCAGCGGCACGCTATCATCGGCGAATTCCTTCGCATAGTTGGCAAGCGCCACATTCAACGCACCCGCCGGCATAAGGCCTACATAACCGCCCATCGCTTCTTCCTCCTGTCCGCCTCAGGCGGAGTGAATTCGTGCAAATCGAAAACCGTCAAGCCGCCGCTTACGAGATGGCAGCGGGCGTGGGGCCGGTGAGCGAAACCTGATTCCAGGTGCCGTTCACCGCCTCAAGCAGAATGCCGTCGCCGATCGCGGCGTAGGTCACAATGTGATGTACTCCATTGATGCCAGAGGCCGGCGTGGTCACCGTATGCGCATGAGCCGTAGCCGCGGTGATAAAGAGCTTCGTCCCGTCCTGCGCAGGGGTGCTGGGCGCGGCCAGGGTCATCGCAAGGGCAGCGGCGCCATTGATGGCAGCCGTGCCGGAAGCCACGGGAATCGCGCCCGCGGCGGTGTAGTAAGTGACCGGGTCGCCCTCCAGTGTGAGCGCGGAGCCGAAAAGGCCCAACACAAACACGTTGGCGAAGCTGCCCGGCGAAACATAAGTCTGCGGCTCCAGCGCCACGGCGACCACTGGCTGGCCCGGCTGCGCCGGCACAAGCTGCCCGGCTGCATTGGTTGTGAGCAATTGCAGCGAGGTGACGGTCGCGCCGATCTGCGCTACGCACTGGCCGAACTCGACAACCTTGCACGGGTTGTAAGTGTTGACCGCGTCTTCATCGAGGATACCGACAGCGGGAGCAGCGGCGGCCGCGACGAGGGCGGCGTGGTATTGGTCGGTCCCGTAGGTCACGGCCAGGCCGCGCAGGTAACCGGTCACGGCTGCGGGCAGCAGCGATTCGGACGCCTGAACGCCCTGCGGACCTTTTGCTTCAACGTAGATGCTAGCCATGTGCCCTCCTGGGCTTCGTATTCAAAGTGTGCCGGGAGAATCGGAGCTTCCCGGCTGATTCCGCAGCGCCCCGCCGCCGCTGCCGCCCGGTTAGGCGGCACTCGGGTTCTTGCTAGACCTGGCCGCCGGTCGCCCTGGCCACAGTCAGCTCGGGCTGCTCTGACGCAATCTGCGTAAGCGCCTCCGCGAACGAAATGCCTTTGTCTTTCTGCCGTGCCTTGGCCGCGTCGGTCAGCGGATCGCCCGTGCCTGTATTGCCGCGCCCCGCAGCGCCCTCAACCATGCGTCCGCCTGGAACAATCTTCGGCAACCCTTCCAGGAAGAGAACAAGCGTTTCCAGCGGCGTTACCTTCTTCTTCGCTTCGCCCTCGCCGAACTCAACCGTGGTGGCCACCTTGGCCAGCTCGTCGAACACCAGGCGCAGGCCCTGCTTCTCGAACGCCGGGATCCACTTTCCAGCCGTCCTGAGCCTTGCCTCGGCTTCGATCGCGCGCTGCTTTACTTCGCCGCCGGCGAGAGCCAGCTCGCGTTCGGCAAATTTCGTGGTCTGTGTGGCGAGCTGCGTTTCGAGCGCGGTCACCTGAGCCTTCAGCGGGATAGTTGCCGCGGTGGCTGCTTCGGCGGCGACGCGCTTCACGTCGTCTTCGCTGAACGTCTTGGTCGCTGTGGACTTGCCGAACATCTCGGCGAAGAATGCCGAGACGGCTTCCTTCACCTGCTCGGCAACGGTTTTTTCGTTTGCCACTGTTCCATCCTCCTCGAAGTCCACCGCGATGAACTTCATTCCGTGATCGTCGAAAGCGACGTCCTGCAAACCCTTCACCTCAGGCGGCTGCGCGCCAAGCCATGCAACGTGGCGCAGTCCCGTGATGTTGCCCACGGCATCGCAATAGAACGCGGCCGAGCGCTTCTTGAACTTGCCCGCCTGGCGAGCTTCGTGAAACTTGGGATCCACCTGTTTTTCGCGCGCCAGCAGCTTATCGCCATCCACCATCAGGCCATCGATCCAGCCATACGCGGGCTTGTCGTCCGCCGGGTGGCCAATGGTTTCCGGCGCTTCATGGTAAGTCGGGTCGTAGCCGCGCGCCACGCGATGCAGATCCGCCGGCGTGATATTGCCCTTGCCGGCCGCCGTGTAATCGCCAGCGCGGAATATCTCGATCCACGGGCGCGGCGCTTCGGCGTGCGTCTGGCTGCTAGCGGTCTGGGTCGGGGTTGTCACTGCTGCCACCCTATCGGGCCGCATCCCCGGCCCGTGAGTTACATGAAACACTTGCGATAAATGAAACAGTTCTCAAAATCTCAAGCCGTTCCAGCCTGGCGGACGCGCGAATTCGGCGAGCACTGGCAGCCGTTCCAGGCCGCCTTCATCGCTGCCTTTGGGCGCGTCTTCCGGCAGCACCGGGATCACGGAGCATCGGCAGTTGAAGCCGTTGGGCGGGTAGATCCGCATCCACACCGGATCGATGGCCCGCGCGCAAAACCCGTCCAAAGCCGCATGGGCAGGCCTCACGCGCAAATCGCCCGCTGTCCAGTACTGCCAATAGGGCAGCGCGTCCAGCATGCCAGGCTCGCGCATCTGCTCAAGCCTGCCGGCGCTGTAAGCTTTGCCCGCATTGGTCTGAAACACCGTATCCAGCTCGAACGCCGCCAGCTTATCCACGCCGGCTTCCGTGGTTAGCTCGTCAACCGCATTATGGAAATCGTCGCGCGTGCCGCCCTTCGCCAGGATCTCGCCCAGCGCGTCGCGTATCTTCGCGATCAACCTTTCATCGCCGATGCCGGCCACGGTGAATGCATCGCGCCGGTATTGATTGGTGAGCCCGTCGAATAGATCGCGCGTCACCGGCGTCAGTGTGCGCAGATAGTCGATCGCGCCAGTTGGCGGCAAGTTGAAGCTGAAGCCCACGCCAAGCGTATCGCCCGCGATGGCCGGCGCGGCATCGTCTTCGGCGAAGGTGCTATGCCCGTGGCCCATCTGCGTTGAGAGCCGCATGGGCCGCTTCACGCGGCCTACGGCATATTTCGCCACATGGAGCCGCCCCAGCAGGTTTGCGCCGGCCAGGTTGCGCGCCAGCAGATCCCCGAGCTGCACCTGGGCATCTTCGTGTGTGGGTTCAGACGGCAAACGCGCTCCCGTTCACTTCTTCACTGCTCTCGCGGCGGCACAGCCGTAGCCGCAATCTGCCGCACCCGTTGTCTGAATATGCCCCGCGCATCTTTCTGCATCGCGCCGAATAACTTGTCGTACTGCTCCATCTCAGAACGCATGGCCGCCTCAGCCTCGCGCTCGGCAAACGTCGATGTGGTGGTATCGCGCAGCGCCACGGCCGGCGCGGTCACATTCGGCACCAGCACCTGATCTTCGGTCTCTTTCCCAGCCAGCGGCCGGTCGTAGCGGTCGGAGACATATCCAGCGGTGAATTGCTTGCCCATGCGCTGCAAGCCGCTATCGATGGTGAGCGCCAGCTCCAGATCCTCAGCCTCTTCCAAATCGAACTGCCAGCGTGGCATGGGCGCATTCGGCCCAAAGTTCCACATCACCAGCGGTCGCACGAGCTGGTCGTTGATAACACTCTGCAAACTGCGGCACAGCTCCACGCTGCGCTGGTCGAGAGTGTCCGCGTGCGTATCGCCCTGGGCTTTGGATCCCGTGCCACCCTCGTTGCCGAAGCTGGTGAGCGTTTCGCCCAACACTTTGCGGATGATCGAGTACTGCATCGTTTGGAAAAAATTCTCGTAGACCTTCGGATCCTGCGCTCTCGCGATCTTCAGCAGCTCCTCGTGGACCACCATCCCCTTTGGCACCGCGATAGCCACGCGCTCAACCAGCGCCTGCGCAATTTCGACGGCCTTTTTCTTCTCGCTCTCGTTGTCGGCGTCGTTGTATTCCACCACGGCCGTGCCGGGCCCCTTCTCGGCGAACCGCATCCAGATCGCCTGGATGTTCCGCTTGAACCAGCTCGGCCAGAAGACGCTCTTGATCAGGGACCGCCCCATGCGGTTGCGGCTCCGCTTGCGATAGCTGTAGATAAGGAACTTCTGTTCGGGCATCAGCGCGCCGTCACTCGCCCAGGGAGAATCGAGCAGCCGCAACTGGCCAACCTGCGGATAGAAGCGGTTGCCGAAGAGAAACAATTCCTGCGGGCAATCGCTGATGTCTACCAGCGAAGCCTGGCCCATGGAAGTATCGAAGATCATCTCCTGAACGCTGAAGCCGTAGCCGGGCGCGTCCAGAATACAGTCGAGCACCGCATGGAAGTCGAGCTTGTCCAACTCACCCTCGACGAATGTCTTCACCTCGTCCGCCAACGCGGATTCGTCGCCCTTGGCCGGCAACACGCTCCTGTCGCGTTCCAGCACGCTCAGGCGCAGCGTGTCCAAAGCGTTGGACACGTCCTCGTCTTTGTCCTCGATCTCGCGATAGTAGGCCATGGTCTGCGGCAGGTTGTAGGTCATGCTTGACCAAATGTCGGTGGGGTTGCGCGTGCCGCCGAATGCCAGCGTATTGCGATAAAGCGAGAGCTGCTGCATGTAGAGGCTGTCGGACGAGATCATCTCGCCCTTGGGGGGCATCGGCGGAACGGCAAGCAATCTGGGGTCGGCCATCACAAGTATCCTTTCAGCAGCGCGGACGCGGTCGCCGTGTCGGGCACGCCGTAATCCAATGCGTAGACTTCGTCGCCGGCCAGGTCCGCCAGCGCTTTGGCCCAAAATGCGTCCGCGTGTGCATACAGCTTCTTCTTCACGCCGCCGGCCACGGCCGTGTCCACCTCAATGCGCGGCGCGTCGAACGTGACGCCCGTGGACGTGGCCTGGCGCTTGATAGCCATCAGCTCCGCGCGGATCTGCGGATCGTATGGGATACGGCTGCGCTGCTGCTCCAGGCGCTTGCGGATGCGGATGGCCAGGTCGGTCTTCATTTTCACGCCGTTGTCATTGGTGCCGGCGAAGCTAACGCCCAGCAGCCTGCCCTGGTTCTCAAGGTTCAGCAGGTCGAAGAGGCCCACACCCATGCCGGTTTTGTCGATGGCGCTGCGCGATGTCATGCGGACAATTGGATTCAGCTTCTTGCATTGCTCCGGGAAGCTGATAGCGTGCAGCTTTACGATTGCGCGCGTCCAGGCCACGTCGCCGATCCGCTCGTCTAGCCACAGGCAGGTTGCGTCATGATCGCGGCCAACGTCGATGCCGCCAAACAGCGGCCCGCGCGGCCTGAAGTCTGGAGGCAGATCGATTGTCGCGCCGGCGTCTTCGCACGCCGCAATCAAGTCCAGAGTCAGCCACGAACCGCTTGCCTTGAGGAACACGCAGCAGAATTCCTGATTCCAGGTGTCCACATCGTTCAGCCCGCGCCGCATCCCTTCAATGTCGATGGGGCAGCCCTCGGCCACGGCGCGATGTACATCCACCCAGTGCCCGCTCCATCCGTTCCTCTTCACCGGCAGCTCGGCCGGCGCAACGCCCATATCAAGGCCCAGATCGCGGGCAATGTCGTAGAATTTTCCCTGCTCGCCGTTGGAAGTACTCAGCACTTCAAGCGAGTTGCCCAGCGCCACCTGACGGAAGACGGCCGCGAAAATGGCGTAGCTGTCTTCATGATGCGCAAATTCATCCAGCACCGCGTCGCCGGGATAGCCGCGAGCCGTGCGCGGATTGGCGGGCAGCGCGATGATGCGGCTGCCATTGGGAAACGTGATCTTGCTCTGGATCGCCTCGATCCGGCCCAGCGCGTCCACAAAGTCTTCATTGGCGATCGACTGCGCCGTGCCGCCCATAAGCTGGCAAAGCTTGGCGCAGGTCTCCACAAACTCGACAGACTGCGCCTTCGACGCGGAAAGAACGGTAGTGGTTCGCCCCAGATGCCGCATTGAGATCTCCACGCGCCGGTAGGCTGTGGCGAAGCTGTAGCCGATGCGGGCCGACTTCACCGCGCACTTGAAGCGCGTGTCGTCGTCTATCCAGCGCTGCTGGTAGGGCCGCATCTGCAATACGGCCGGCATTGCGACTTCGCGATCGAGAACCTCAATCATGAGCAGGTACCGCTAATGGCGGCAAACCAAATGTGCGCTCGCGCAGCAGGTTGATATCGTCCAACGTGAATTGACCTGATCCGGCTTTCCGGGTGGCCTGGTCGAGATTCTCGCGTGCGCTTTTCTCGCGATCTTCCAGCAGCTTCAGCCGCCGCATGTCCACATCCACGCGCTTGGCCTGCAGGTCTACGCGCTGCAAGCGGCTTAGGGTGAGCGATAGCTGGCTCATGCCGTCGAGAAACTTCACCTGATCTTCGGGCCCAACCTGACGCATCAGCGCGAATGCCTGGTCGCGCGCGGCGTTCATCACCGCGGCGTTCGTTCCAGCCACATCTTTGCCGGCAAGCGCCTCAACCCACACCCGCGTCTTCGCGGACTCAGCCATCACCTGGCTGCGCACCTGGGCCACGCGCAAGTCGAACCAGCGTTGCAACGTCGATTTGGGCAGGCGCAGCGCGGGGAAGAGATTCAGCGCGTCGGTATCCACTTCCACCCAGTCGATGAAGCCGCCGCCGTCCTTTTCCCAGTCAGCGCTGTAAGGCCGAGCCGATTGCTCCTCGATCTCAACCCACGTCCGGCCATGCTGATACAGCGTCTGGATCGCGTCCTGCGCGGCTTTCGGCAGGCGGTCGATCTTGAGCGGCAGATTCGTTTTGCGCTTTTCGCCGGTGCGCGGCCGCTTTCCGTTTGCCATGGCCGCCCCCTCAGTCGAAGAGCACTTCGTCGGTGTCTTTGCGGCGCGTAACCAGGGCCACGCCCTGGGCCGTGAGCATGATCTGCTCAGCCACAGTGCGCTCCTTGGCCTCGCTGAAGCTCTGCACAAACGTCACATAGCCGAACGACTGGAGATCCTGCAGCATGGTCAGCGTCTGGCGCACGCTCATGTTCGCGCCCAGATCCTGCATCATGGCGTGCATCTCAAAATCGTCCATGCGCTCAAACTGGGCCTCGTGGCCCTGGCGGATCAGCTTCAGCATGTTGCCGCGCCGCCGCTTCGTCTGGATCAATTCACGCTCCGTGCTCACTGGTCGCCCCCGCTTCCTTCAAATCGAGTGCCGTCTTCTCGTTGCCCAGCTTCGTGTGCAACCCCTTCACGCTGCTGGCCAGGGCGAGCAGCGCCGCGTCCGTCCGGTCGAACCGCTCGTACACGCCGCTGATTTCCTGCGCGGCATAGATCGAGAGCCGGCGCACTTCCTCGAATTGCTTACCGCCTTGCTCCGCCAGCCTGGTCAAAGCGTCGGCCGTCTTGGTCGAGGCGTCCGCCATGCGCCCGTTTGTTTCAGCCTGGTTCTGCACCGCGGCGGCAATTGAAGTAAAACTCTCCCTAACTGCCAACACAAGTCCGTCGAGCGACTTACTGCCGAAGATAACCAGCAACATACAAATCAGGAACGCGGGGCCCCAATCGTGCAGCAAAGTAAAAGATTGGGCCGGCTGGTTCTTCAGCACGTCGTAGGCGCCCAGGCAAATTGCCATGCCGGTCCCCCCGGCCGTCACTACCCCGATGTACCGGAGCCAGCCCTTCCGGAAACCGACCCGAAGCTCTCCCAGACCCGAGCCGCCCTGACCCATGCCGCCATCGCCCATTCCACCCGCCTCCACGCCCAAAATCCCAAATCCACAAAAATCGGGTTCCAAAAGTACAGATCCTCGATCTGTTGCCGGTTTCCCGCCCCACTTTGCCGGGTAGGAGCCGGTTTCTCCGGTTTTTCGACCTACCCACGCAGGATTCCGCCCCGGCGCCTCAGCGCGCCCGCCAGCGCGTTTTCGCTTTTACTTCCCCACTGGGGGCGAAGATTGCACCGCCTGGGCCACCGTCAGGTTGTCCGGCCGGTCCCACATCGCCTGGAACTTTCGCTCGAAGCCGGCGACCGCCGCCGCGTCCTGGGTAAACACCGCCGAATTGTCCTGGCGGCTCTCTCCCTGGATGCTGAAATTGGCCGAGCCGTCTCTGAGCAGCAGACCGTCCAGCTCATAACTCTTTAAGTGCATCAGCACCTTGGAGTACTTCACCCGGATGGAAATTCCCGGAAACCCGATAAGTTCCTTCAGTGGAATTCTGGCGCATGTTACATCCGCCCGGCACTCGGACTGTAACTCGCCCCGGTCGAGATAGATGCGGACGGTAACCTGCCGCGCGGCCAGAGCCTTCAACTCGTCGGCAATCGCCTGGTCGGTCAGCGAGAAGGCCGCAAAATCGACCGTCGCCTTAGCCGTCGAGAGCGCCTGCACATCCAGCTTCTCAAGGTCGGTCTCGGGCGAGTAGGAAGTCCCGCTCGGCGTCAGCGCCGCAACCGCCTGCGCATGGCACAGCGTGCCGCCATCGCAGCTCGCCATGAACCCGCCGATCGCGAAGAGCAGCGCGAGGAACGGAAACACCCTCTTCACGTCGATCCCGGCCTGCACTGCCGCGGCCTTGGCTTTCGCCACCAGATCCTGAGCCTTGTTCCGATCCGCTACGATCAGCTTCGTCAACTCGCGTTCCTTCGCCAGCTCCGCCTGCAGCCAGCCGTTGCCGTACTTGCCGCCCAGCAGAAACGCCACAATCAGCGCCGCCAGCGCTATGCACACAATTGCAAAAGTGATCATCCCAGTCTCCCTTATTGCCCAGGCGGCTTGTTCGCCGCCGTCCGGTTGTTGAACACATCCGCCGTCTTGTTAATGGCATACAGGCTGCCGGAGATACCTGTCACGAACATGCCCAGCGGCCCAAGCACCTGCCCCAGATCGCTCACAGTCACCGTACCGTGGATCTTCGACACCAAAGCCGTTACCCAACCCAGCGCGAATACCACCACAAGCCAGATGCACACGCGCGTGTTGCTCACCGTGCCATCGCTCTCACTGAACTGCGAGCGGAAGAAATCGCCGATTGCCTTCACCATTTGTGGGCCACCACGTAACCGACGCCCGCGCCGATACCTATAAACTTCAGCGCCGTCACCGTGCGCTTGATCCAGCTTCCGCCATTCGCCGCCGTCTTCCATTCCTTGGCTTCGGCGGTTGCGGCCGTCAGTTGCGTTTGTGTATCCACGGCTTCCTTGGTGCAGGCCGCGAGGCTGGCCACATTCTCCTGGCAGCCGATCTCCGCCGTCTGGATCGCCTGGAAATCCGCCGCCGGAATCACGAGCTGCTGCTGCGGCTTGGCGTCGCCGGCCGGGCTGGCCGGCAACGCGGGTCCGTTTCCCGCGGCCGGCACAGGCGCGGCCTGAATCACAATAGGCTGCGGCATGTTCGGGATCAGCTTCGAAGTGTCGAACACAATCGACTGCGGCGTCGCGGGCTTAGCGGCCTGCGCCTGCAATGCGGCCAGCGTCTGCTTCAGCTGGTCCGCAGTTGCGGTGGCATCGCTTTTCGCGGCGTCGGCAGTCTTCTGCTGCACGGCGGATGCGGTCTCAGCCTTGGTGCGTGCGTCGTGCTCTTGCAGCCATCCGTAGCCGCCCAGGCCAGTCAAAGCCAGCAGCACAGCCACAATCCCGGCAATCAATCCTCTCGATAGCGTCATACCCGCCCCTTCAATGCAACGCCCGCGTTGGCTGTCATCACCGCCTCGCGCACCTTCCGCAGCGCGGCTTGCTGATCGGCGCATGGCGGGCAGTTCGCCAGGATCACTTCAGCGAAGGTCCGCGCGCCATCGCGAAGCGCCTGGTAGTGTTCCAGATCGTTGCCGCCCGGTGCGTGGTAGCTGAACACGTCGGCGATGTTGTCACTGTTTACGCCCGCCATCAGGCCGCCTTCTCTTCCTCGGCCTGTGCCGCCGGGCCGCCGTCCGCTTCCGCGTGCCACAGCGCAAACTCCGCCTGCCGCCGCGCCTTCAGCGCCAGCACTTCTTTCAGGCCGGTGTGATCCCAGCGCAGCAACTGCTCCGCTGCCGCGTCGTAGTGGCCGGCATTCAATTCGATCAGCAGCGTGGACGCGCCCAGCCGCACCGCGCCCAGGTTGAAAACGAAATCCACCAGCGCGTCGAACTGGCCCTGAGTCAGCGAAACACGCACCAGGCGTTTTACAGATTGCTCCGCCTCGTGCACGTCGTCAGCCAGGATCGTCGCGCCAAACTCTTCGTCGATTCCAGTGGGAAAACTCTGCCCATGCAGCAGGCGATGGCCGTAGCCAATCGTCGGAATCCCCACCACGTCCAGGTAGACCTTGGCGCGAAAGCCTTCGCTCCGCTTCAGCAGGGCCAGCCCGGCCGCGCTCAATGTCTTGTCGTCATTCATCCGCGCATGCCTCAATCCAATCGAGGCCGGCGGCTGCAAAGCCCAACGCGTTACTTGGCGCGCAGGCACGGGCAACCGCACGGACACTCTGCTCTGGCTCTCCGCCATGCTCCTTTCGGATATTTGGCGGGTCGCAACCATACTGGTCTGAGATTGAGTTTAGGGAGCAAAACAGACCGCGCCGCGATAGATCGAACAATCGCGACAAATAGAACAATACCCGGCGCGTGATGTGGTTTTCGGGGGAGGCGTTGCCACATTATAACGTTTTTTTACGACGCGCATCGATCGGCCAATTTATCGGCTGACTTCATGAAGGAACTCCCCCACGATGCCCGCGACGATGCCGTACAAGCATAGCGCAAGGAACACGGCCCAGAACACACCGAAGGCGGTCAGCGGGCGCGACACGGCCGGGAGGGCGCCCGTGCGCTGAACTTCTTCAGCCGTTTTCCCCAAATCTACAGCCTTTTGGCACTCGTCATGGACATCCCAAAACAGCCCCGCGTGTCTTCCGCAAATTCTACAGTTCGGCATCTTGCCTCACTTTCCCGCCGGCCCAAGGAAAGGGGCCATGGCGTGAACGGCTTCCCCTCTTGCCTTGTCGGCGATCCCGGCCCGTAGAACGGCAGTTTCTGAGGTATGCGAACTCACAAGGCTTTCTAGAGATTCCAGCCACGAGCGCAATGCATCTCTTGCCTTGGCCTGGCCTTGATCCACGGTCTCCACGTCGAGCGCGTCAAGGCGTTCTCGGGCCGCCAAGTCCGCCTCTCCGAATGCGGCATTCTCGTTGTAGTCTTCAGCGTTGCCGACCGCCGCATATGCCAGCCGAAGCTCAGCACCGATCGCGCTCTGATGGTGGATGTGGATGAACACGGCAGCAGCAGCGACCGCGAAGAGCAACAACACCACCGCGAGGATCGCTCTTCGATTCATTTCGTGCCTCACTTTCCGGGCGGCGCATCGCCGACCCATCTGACTAAACCGATCACGCTGTTTTCCCCGCGAAACTTCAGCAAGCGCACTGGCTGCCCCGGCGTGAATGGAAGAAGGATGAACCCGTTCCCCTCAGCCACCAGCCATCGTACCTCAATTCCAGTGGGCGTCTGCACCGCAACCATGTGACCTGCAAGCCGGTCGGCATCCCGCTTGCTCACATCCACCATCGCTAACAGATCGGACACTGATTGGCCCTTGACGCGCACGGCGCGTATTTCGCCACCCTCAGGGAACCACTCGGCAGGAAACTGAAGGAATCGTTCAACGTCGTTCGGAGAGATCGCGCCCAATGCCGCCACCTGCTTCACATCTTTAAGCAATGGTATCGGACGAAGGGCGCTCTGCACCGCGAATGTGCCGAGTCCGTTATTAGGTTCAAAACCAATATGCTCCGCTGCCTGGTCGCGCCACCATTGCCTATCTGTGGAATTCGCTAGTTCGGAAAGCCTGACAAGCGTCCGCGCGACCGGCCTGTCATCCCCTTTTTCCCAACGCGCAACCGCTGACTGCCTCACTCCAAGTAGCGCAGCCAGTTGGGTTTGCGTGAAGCCACACGACTTTCTTAGCCCTCGGATGCGATCCCCGAGCGGCGTCCCTCCGTCCCCAGTTATGCCTTTACGTATTTTTTCTGTTGACAAAATATCTGCTCGCGGATATTCTTCAGTTCACCAATCAGAGGGCCAACTCTTGAAGCTCCAAACTACCAGACCCAGCAGAAAAGGTCAGCCGAAAATCCGGCCCATCCACCCGATTTTTGAAAACCCTCCTTACGGTATCTTCAGCCGCATTGCTCGGAAACTGTCCGTGTCCCCCAGCCACGCCCGCAAAGTTGCGCTGGGGCTGCACGTTTCAAGTCGCGTATCCACTGCCTTGATCGCTGAAGCATCCAGGATCGCCACGCGGCTAAGAAAGATGGAGCGTGCGGCATGAGGTCGCCTTTCGCAAACTGCAATGCCATCTTTATCGCAATCTGGCGCGCATTTCCTCTTTTGGCACCTGGGGTGTTGATCGGAGAAAGGCGCGCGGCATGAGCAAGCGACCTTCTCGAATGGAGCAACTCGGGAACCTCATGACGGCCATGATTGCTGTGATCGTCGGCGGGTCAAGCGGAATGATGCTGGAACCCGAGCCGGTCTACTCGACGCACCCCGAACTCGCCGGGATTGACCTAAAAGAGTTCCAACGCGGCGGGAAATACTTCGGCGTCTACCGACGCGTCGCTAATGAGCTTGGCGTATCGAGGCCGCTTGTGACTTACACCGCGCGCGGTAAGGGCGCGCGCCGCGTGCTCGATGCACTCCTGAAGGAGATTCACCGCGTGGATCAAGCGCCCCCCGCGCCGCATACGGCACCCCTGACTGAATCTGAACTTTCTCTGTTCGCAAAAGGCCGCTATCGGGGCGCAATCAGCCGCGTCGCTTCAAACCTCGGAATGGAAACCTCGAATGTGTGGCGCGTCGCGCATGGCGAAAAATCCGAACGCGTCTTGAAGGCACTGCGCGCCGAACTAGCCCGCATCGATGCCGAACTCGCTGCCAAGAAAGCGGGCGCGTAGATGGCTCAGCTCTCCCTTGCGTTGGCAATGCCGTCGCCTGTCGCGTCGCCGCAGCGAGTCCTTCTCCCCAATCCAGAGGATCAAGCCAGGGCGGAAGAGCGGCTGGCCGTCATCGCCCCGGCGCTCATGTACCGGAACGACCCACATCGCTACGGCTCAATACGTCTCACCGACGGAACCCCGGTAACCAGTTATACCCGCATGATCCGATACGTCGCCGAGACCAGCGGCCAGAGCGAGAAGACGATCCATCTGTGGATCGGGCGATTCCAGGACGGCGGCCTGCCCGCGCTGGCCAACAAAACCCGGAAAGACAAGAACGAGAGCCGCTTCTTCCGGAAATATCCGCAGGCAGAAATGCTGGCGGCTTTCCTCCGGCTCACCTGCAAACAATCCGCAACCGTGATCTACGAGACGATCGTGCGCATGAGGGAGATCGTCGAGGTCCCAGAAGACGACTTGCCCAGCTACGGCACTGTGAATTCATGGATGAATTGCATTCCGCCGTGCCTTGAAATCTACGCGATGAAGGGTGCGAAGGCGTATAGAGAAGCCGTCTCCCCACACTTAACCGGAGCCTACGACGAACTTACGAACACCGTTTGGATCGGGGATCATGCACTCCATGACACGGAATGCCAGAACGATTGTTTTTCCGATGCCGAATTTGGGGCACCAATTCGCATACGTATCAGCGCATTCATTGACCACCGGTCGCGCATGGTGGTCGGCGCGACATGGTGCTGGGAAGGCTCGTCGCGGGCCATCGCGGCAGCTATGCGCCGAGGCATCGCGAAGTACGGCCCCCCGGAGCATCTCTACGTAGATAACGGGCGCGATTACCGCAAGGTGGCCAAAGGCGCGCGGCCCGGCTATCAGAAGAATTCACCGCTTGCGCCGCCCGACTGGTGGAAAGAGGAACTCGCATCCATTGAGGCCACTGGCTTCCTCGCGCGGCTCGGCATTGCTGTCACGCACTGCCTGCCTCATCATCCGCAAAGCAAGAACATTGAGCGTTTCTTCGGGACGATGCATGAACGCTTCGACCGGCAGTGGCCCACCTGGACCAGCGGTACACCTTTCACGCGCCCCGAATCGACCGAGGTGGCCATGATGAAGCACCGCCGCCTGCTCAAGGCCGGACGCGTGGAGGAATCGAAACACCCCAAAGCAAGCGAGTTTATTGCGGCGGCACTGGCGTGGATCGAGGAGTTCAACGACACACCACACTCAGGCGAAAACATGGACGGCGGCTCACCGCGTCAGGTGTTCGAGAGCAACCTTAATCCTCACCAGAAGCCCACTCCCGAGCCTGCCACGCTTGCGCTGCTGATGGCCGAGCATACAACGCGCACGGTCGATGCCTGTGCGATCCGCCTCGGCAAGCGCCGCTATGTTCCTGTTGACCAGGCCGGCTGGACCACGATGCACAACCTCGTCAAGCTTGAAGTCGTCGTGGCCTACGACACCGCCGACTGGGAGAATGTGGCCGCGCTTGACGAGGACGGCCACTTTCTGGCCTGGCTGCAGGTGGAAGAGAAGGTCCGCTTCGCTCCGTGGGATGCCCACACACAGGCCCAGATTGCGGAGAGCATGGCCACGCGGCGGCACTTGGAAAAGAAGACCCGCGAAACCATCCAGGCCATCGGCATTGTGGCGCGGGCCAACGGCGCGCAGACCCCGCTGCAGGCAATGGCCAAGCGCCTGCAGCTTCCCGCCTCCACCGATCTCACCGATGTAGTTACGCAACGCCCGCACAAGTTTGGATCCCCCGACACTCACACATCCACAGCACCGGAGACACCGGCGCAAGCGGCACGAACATTTTTGGAGAGGCGCAAGGCATGAAGAATCCCAGCACAGCAGCGGCGGAAGTTACGAAGATCGCGCGCGGCTACTTGAACAGAAGCGGCATGTCGCCCGTCGATTTCGCTCGGCGCGTTGGCTACGCCTACAACTCCATCCAGAAGCTGCTGAACGGCAGTTACGCCGCCCAGCCCAACACCCTGGCCCATATCTGCACAGCCGTGCTGGACTTTATCGAGCAGCATCCCATCGATGGCGGCGCGCCTGTGGCTCACGCCATGTATGAGACGGCGGCGGTTAAGACCATGCGCGAAAGCTTCGCGCGGCTGCTCAAGCGTCCCATGGCCTTCCTCAGCTATGCGCCGCCCGGCTGCGGCAAGACTGACATCGCGCGCTACCTGATTGCCGAGCACAACGCGCACCGCGGCCCCGACAGCACGGAGTACATCTTCCGCGTCTACTGCCGCAAGAATATCCGCCCCCGCGACCTGTTCCGGCGCATCGCGGTAAGCTGCGGCACTGCGGCCGACTCGGGCATTGAGCGGGCCATCCACAACCTGCGCTTCGACTTCAAGGGCAAGCGCGTGGTCCTCTATCTGGATGAGTCGCAGCACCTCGACTTGGATTGCTTTGAGACCGTGCGCGAACTGTTAGACGAGGACCACTTCTCGCTTTGCTTCGCTGGCTCAGACGAGCTGGAGACCACCTTCAACAAGTTCTGGAGCAAGGGCAACATTGAGCGCATCGACCGCCGCATCATCGACCGCGTTTACCTGCCCGCCGTCACCGCCGACGAAGCGTCCGGCATCCTGCGCAGCGAGCTGCCCGGCGTGCTTGAGGACACGGACATCCGCACACAGATCAAGGCCGCAACCATCAGCGCCCGCGTGGGCAAAACGAACCAGAGCTACATATCCATCGGCAGGTTGATGGCCGCGATAAGCGAGATACGCGAAGGGCTCGCGGCACAACAGCCCGAAAGCACCGAACTTCAGGAGGCTGCTCGATGAACAGCGAATTCGAACAAACCGCATTCCCGGCCACGCTGCGCAAGGTTCTCGACTCAGAGCCGAGTGCCAACCCGGAGATCGTCTATCGCCGCGCACATTGTGAAGGCCGCCTGACCGCCAGCGTCCACGGCTCGCATGTGCATGTAACCGTGAGCCTGGGCCGCTGGTGGGCAGCGTGGATGAACTACACGCCCTCTGCCGACGAGCTGCGCCGCATTGCCGAGTGGCTGCTCCGCGCCCAGCGTTCCGCGTGGAACATTCTCATCTTCGCAGTCTTCTTCACTGCGGCTTTTACGTTCATCCAGATCGTCGCGGCCTTCTTGCCCGGCGGCGCGGCGGCCCGCGTGATCGGTGGCCGCTGATGATCTGGATTGTACATAGCAACCTGAAAATCCCGCTGAGCGACGATCAGCTCCGTGATATGGACGCCGATGCGGCGCAGCAGCTACCCGTTTGGCTGAACCGTTACTCGATTTTGCTTGCAGCTCACTCCTACCGTGCGTCGGCGCGTTTGGTGTGCTCCACATTCGGCGTAAATCTCATTGGAGGCGCGCGATGAACGATGCCATGACCCAGCGTGATCTCCTCTTCCTGCTCTGCGGCGCTGTGCTGGCCACGCTGCCGTGGAGCCTGTGCAGCATTGCCACCATCCTTCGTTATTACTTCTTCGGCATCGACCGCCGCACCCGCGAAGAGCGCAGAAAGGCGGACCACGAATGAGCTTCCCAACCGTTAAAACGCAAATGGCAGCCGCGGGCTACACCTTCACGGGATGCGGCACATGCGCGGGATGCCTTGCGGATATCGAGTGGTGGATCACGCCGGCAAACAAGAAGATGCCCATGGATCCCATGCCCGCGGAAGATTCGCCGGCTGTAAACCACTGCTCAACGTGCCCGGATGCGAATCGGTTTCACGGGAGGCCGCGCTGATGAAAAGCTTCAAGATCGCCGTCGATGCAACCGAGAGCGCCGCTTTTCAAGTGAACGTGGACATCCTGCGCCGCGATCTGCAAACGGCCTCCGCCCGCGCAGTTAAAGACGGCAGCATCCACGTCCACGAAGCCAAGGCGATTCTGCGGCTGATGTCCCAGATCGGCTGCACACTGCAAGACGGCTTTGCGCGGCTGGAGGCCGAGAACAGCGAGGTGCTTCGTGGCTGACAAATCCCCAGACCGCATGGTTTACCTGCGCGGCAACATGACCCCGCGCTGCATCTCGGCGTCCGCCCTGGCGCTGATTCCCGAAGAGCTGGAAGAGCCGCTCTTCGCGCCGGTCAACGATCTTCAGCTTGCCGTCGATTGCATTCCTGTTTTCGGCGGCGTGCCGCTGCCGGTGGCCCACGCGATCCTCCGCAACCTTGAGCCGGCGCGCGCAGCCATCCACATGGCCATAGCAGCACGCGAAGACGCGGCGGAAGGGCTGGTGCATTGATGGATGTCTCCACCGTTGCCTGCAATGTGTGCGGGCGTCAGAAGCAGGAAACCAACCATTGGCTCGTGGCCATTGTTCGCGACGGCTTCGAAGGCATTCTCTTCCAGCCGGCGGAAGCTTGCAGCGACCCGCGCAACCCGGACTTCAAGTACGAAGACATCTGCGGCCAGGAGTGCAGCCACAAGCGCCTGAGCCGCTGGCTCGATACACTCAACAGCTACTTAACCGCACCAGTAGAAAGCGTGGCCGCATGAGCACCCCCGCCCCTATCTCCAATCTCGCCGCCAAGTGCGAGGCAATCGTGAATGAGCGCATCGCCAACATGCGCCCCACCGCCGAGCATATCGACCAGGCCGCGCGGGACTACAAAGTTGCCCAGGACGCCGTAACGCTGGCCAAAGAGCAGCTCGCCGAATATGAGGCCGCCGCAATCGCGCTGGTGGAGCAGTGGGGCAGCGTGCCGCCTCATGCCGAGAAGTCGCGCCGCCTGGCGGGAACCTTGAGCGAACTCACCGTGACCAGGGCCGACACGCTCACCATCGTGGATGCGCGCGTGGAGACCCTGAAGGAAGCGCTCGAAGCCAACGGCTACGGGGAGTACTTCGGCAAGCTCTTCACCCTGCGCTCGAAGTACGAAGTGGTGGAGGGAGCCGAGACCGCGCTCAAGTCCGAGAGCCTGCCCAAGCGCCTCAGCGAGAAGGTGCTGAACCTGTGGGGCCGCTGCATCACCGTCAAGCCCAAGAAGCCCAGCCTCAAGGTAGCGCTGATCGCCGAGCCCAAGCCCGCGAAGCGGGCGAAGAAGGCGCAGTAGAGCTGTCCACTATCCACTGTCCACTGTTCACTGTCAGGAGCAACCCATGGTAATCCGTCTTGAATCCGACCCCAGCCCCGCTCCCGTCTTCGACGCGCTCGCCCAGATCCAGCGCGAGCTGAACTCGCTGCTCTTCTGCACGGCGGAGATCGGTAGGATGCGCAAGCTTGCCACCATCTACCCAACGCACGCCGAGCGCGCGGCCGAACTCATTCAGGAGCACATCGACAATGTGGGCTGCGCCGTTGCGAAGTTCCGCGCGGAAGTCGCAGCGCTTGCCGAAGCGCAGAAGCGAGGCCGGGGATGATCCGCACAAGCCTATACCTCACATGTGATCAGTGCCACAACCCCTTCCCGTCCTGCGGCATTTGCCCCTCGCCAGTTGACGGCGCGATCTACACACCGGCCATGCTTCGCCGCGAGGCGAAAGATTCTGGATGGAAGCGGGCGGAATCGACGGGCATGGGCGTCCTGCGCGACCTCTGTCCCAAGTGCGGGAAGAAGCACGCTGCGCGCTTGGCTGCTCTGAAAGGCGGCAAGTGATGATCGAGAGAGTTTTCAGCCTCGTCTGCAACCGCTGCAAGGAATTCTTTGACGGCAGCGAATCGATGTTCCACGGCGAGTGCTATACCCACGCCGAGATTCGCAAGGCTGCCAAGGCCGAGGGCTGGCGCAGGATCGACGGTGACGATTTCTGCCCTTCGTGTTTGAACGCTCTGAAAGGCGGCAAGTGATGGCCCCGAAGCCCCAAGCCAAATCAGCCGGGGCGCAGATCGATGCCTTGATGCGGCAATCGAAGCAGATCACTGCGGACCTTGGCGTGCTCAAGCATGAAATCGGCGAGCATTTGCCTTCGCCTTTGGGCCGTGGCTTCAGGATCGCCAGCGAGCGTTGGTACCTGATCTCCGAGCAGGCCTACAACCTGGTGGAGAAACTCAATACTCTCCGCAAAACCATCGACCCACCGAAGGATGCCTAGGGTGCGGCGGTCGATGTTGATCACTGTGAACTGTGAACTGCGAACTGTGAACTTGTTTTTCGGAGAAAACCTATGACTCCACAATCATTATTCCCCGATCTTGAGCCAACCATCGAATCGCGCACACAGCGCATCGACGCCGATATTCTCTCACTCCTCTGCGGCAAGTCTGGTGGCCCGCTGGGCCTCCACCTGGGCGACGAGGAAAAGCGCGTGCTCTCAGTCGTCCGTTTTCGCCGCGGGTCCGCAAACGCGATCACGATTAAAGAGATTCAGGCGCGGATGCGCGATGGCAGCGCAGGGGAAGCGCTCAGCGACCGCCAGATCAAGCAATGCGTGCGCACGCTGCGCATCGAGTTCCATCTGCCCATCGGCAGCAGCAAGCGCGGCAGCGAGGGGGGCTACTTCGTGATGGTGACCAAAGAGGACCACGCAATCCTGCATAACCAGGTGATGGATCAAGTCCGCGCGGAGCTGGCAATCCTCAACGCAATCGACGGCCGCGAAGCCACGCTTGAGCTGCTTGGCCAACTCTCTATGGAGGTGCGGTGATGGAAGACAGATTACAGGTTACAGGTGATAGTTCACAGAACGCGCCCGATGGCAAGCTGAACGACGGCCAGATCGACGAGCTGCTCCGCATCTTCAGGCAAAAGACAAAGCAGCGCCTCAGCCGCAAATGCACCGTGTACACGCTCGCGGTCGCGCAGGAAGTGGTCGACGCGCTCACTGAACTCCAGAGCGTGCGCAAAGGCATCCGCGTGGAAGGGACGGTGAGCTGATGGAACTATCGAAAGACAAGTTGATCCTCCTCAAACGGCGCCAGCGCTTCGAGCGCGTCTCGCGCGCCTATCTGCCCGGCCTCTTGCTGCGCCACAAGCGCACGGGCGATACGTGGATGATGGGCTTTCCCCACCGTGGCGATTTTTGGATCATGCGCGCGTGTCCCGCCGCGCGGATCCTCGTGTCGTGCTCCGGTCTCGAAAAGAATTACGAACTGGTGCCGGCCGCTCCCGCGCCGACGCCACTGACCTGCGACTTCCGCGCGGAACTTCGCAACTGCGCAGCCCACATTGTCACTGAAACGGCGGTGAGCTGATGGACGTTAAACAGCAACAGGCGATGTTAGCCCAGGTGCAAGCCCTGCGCACGCGCGCCGACGCCATGGTGGTTCTCGGCATCACGGCAGACAACTTCTTCTACGCAATTGACGATCGCTTGTCGGTTCCCGATCTGCGCAAGCTGCTCACCGAATCCGTGCCTCACATCTGCGACGGCGTGGAACGCGCGCGCGCCAAGAAAGGCGCCCGCTGATGTACGTTCGCTCGGCTCGATCCGTCGCTTCCTCGTCATGCCCCGCCCCACAGCGCAGCATGGCCGTTCACGTTTGCCAGGCGCCCGGCTGCTCGCTGGAGATTCCGCGCACGCATTTGATGTGCCCGGCGCACTGGTTTGAAGTGCCGCTGGGCGTCCGCACGGAAGTGTTTCAATCCCTGGCCGCGTGGCTCAACG